CTATAAAGTCACCAAGCTCTCTGTAAACTTCATTAGCAGAAATTCTTTTACCTTTTCTGTATCTCATACGATTTAAAAAAGCTTCATCAAAAGAAGCATCATCATCTTTTGGATCATATTCATTTTCATTTTCAGAATTATCAAAACTTTCCCAGATATTAAAAGGTTCCATTATTCACCCCACACTTGTGGTAATTCTTTTTTTCTTTGAGCAATAAAATCTTCTAAAACTTTTGTCTCTTTTGCTCTTTGTTTTATTTCTTTATCAACCTGTCTTAATTCAAAAAAATATTTAATTTTTTCCACTATCTCTTGTCCTTTTTTAGTCGTATATCCCAACATTGTTGGCAAATAGAATCTTTTCCTAAGTATTTTTTGCCACAAAACATACAAAGTCCTGTTTGAGGCCTTGCTTTTATTGTCCCTTGTTGTATTTTTGTCTGCCACCATTCGTCACTCCCTGCTTTTTGTTTTTTGTATGACACATACTAATATTAGTTAGTAAATACAATTTTTTCTCTTTTTCGGATAATTCATCATCAATGTCATCCATAATTATTTCATCAAATATCATGTATTTCGTGTCCTCTCACTCTATAACTTCTTGGTTGATGATGTATAAAACAATAATCTTGGTGATTGTATCTACTTAGAACTTGTACACAACCATAAGAATTACAGATCCTATTTTCACCGTAAGTCTTAGATTTTCTATTTGTTTGTCCTATCCTTCTTCCGCTTTCCATAATTTCCTCCATTTTACTGGGTCACCCCAGCACCATTTACTTGAGTTCCAATCTGTCCACCTGACATTTTTGTAGGTATCCTCTGCTAAATGAGAAGCTGCTTTAACATTCCAGTATGGACTAAATTGAACTTTAACTTGTTCAAAACCAAAATCAGTTGTATAAACTTTATCTGGTTCATAATGTGGTTCACCAAACCTCATAATTTCCCAATGATCCCACTCAGGAATACCAAAAAGCTCCACCATCCAACGCCAGGTCCTTGGTATAAATTGGAATAAACCACTGTCATCAGCACTTGATCTATAAGCATTGGATTTACCCCTGCTTTCACACCAAGCTATACGAACAGCAGTATCTAAGTTTTCATAATCAAAAAATTGTACAAAGTAAGGTATGTCATCAACAAGGGCATGTGGAATTTCTTCCGAGATACATACCTTTACTTCGTACATTTGATCAGGGTTTGGTAAGACTTCCAGTCCCTGAAAACTTGCTATAAGTATCAAACATTCAGCTATCATTTAATGTTCGCCGACAATATCCCAAAGATCAAAATTTCTATTGCAATTTGGACAATATAATAGATCCTCATCTCTATCACCAAATCGGTAGCCATTTTCCATATACTCAGCTTTGTGTATACATTGACCTTTTGGCATTTTTTTTATTTCTCTTTTTGCCTGTGGTGGCCATTCCCAATCAGTGTTCATACTCTCTCCTTTTTTTTGTAATAACTCGTTGGCATTAACCAATATGCCCACTATAGTTAGGCTATAAGTAATTTGCAACTATTAAATAAGGAGAGAAATGAATAAAGCAAATCCTTGGTCTAATACAGATCAACCTTTAGGTGTGCAAGAAATAGCTAAGGAGCTTGGTTACTCAAGACAAACAGTTAGTTCTTGGCAGCAAAGAAAACAGTTTCCAGAGCCAGATGGTCTTGTATCTGGTGGACAAGTACGAATTTGGAAAAGAGAATCAGTTATAAATTGGGCAAATTCAACTGGTCGTAACAAAAACGGAATTAGTGTATAAATTTGTCAGACAGCGACTCTAATATTTATTACTGGAAAGACAACATGGATGTTGTTTTTGGTAAATATGGGTGGCGACAGATCGAACACTACACAATAGGAGAGAAAATGAATGAAATAGCTAAAGAGCCGATTGAGGAACCTACAAACGAAATAGTTGTAGAAGCCGAAGTCGAGGAGGTCGTAGAACCTTCAACAGACATTGTCAAAGACAATGAACAACCGACTGCATTGACACAGAATATATTTGGCACTACAAATCCTGCTGACTTTGTAAAGAAGTCACAAGAGTATGCCAAAGCATTAGTCGATGTTGTTGAAAATCAAAAACTCTATGCTGATATACAAGGTAAAAAGTATGTCACATTTGAGGGTTGGCAGTTTTTAGGATCAATGCTTCCTACTGCTATAACACCACAGACTGAATATACAGTAGAGTTAAGAGACGAAGATACTGGCGAAGTATTAGGTTACAAAGCAAGAGTGCTAGCACTTGATGTGAATGGTAATCAAAGAGGTGCCAGTGAATCTGTTTGTATGTACTCTGAAAGAAATTGGAACGGTAAAGACGCAAACCATTTAATGTCAATGGCACAAACTCGTGCTAGTTCAAAAGCATTAAGAATGGCTTTGTCATCTATTGTTAAGTTGGCAGGTTATGAGCCAACACCAAAAGAAGAGATGGACGGTATTAATGCAAGCAATAGCTTTAAGAATACACAGCCACAAACAGCTGCGCCAACAAATAATAGTGGATCTACATCAGAACCACAGATGGATCAAATGGCTACAGAAAAACAAATTGACTACTTAAAAGTACTTATTAATAAAAATCTTGAACATGAAATATGTAAAGATGTTCCATTGTTAGCTTCAATTAATAGAGGTGAAATTAGTAAGACAAAAGCTAGTCAACTTATAGAAACACTTAAAGGAGCATAATGAATGAAAAACAAATGACTGAAGAGGGTCAAAGAAAAATCGAAGAAATGCTTTTATATGCAGATAAATTCGAAGGTGTCCTTGGCGAAACTCCAGTAGTTAGAATAAAGAAAGTATCAGATGAAGAAGCTTCAAGAGAAGCTGATGAGATCAGAGAAAACTTTAAAATCGTTAAAAAAGAAAACGGTATTATAGGTACAAAAAAATCTACTTGGGACGACAAGCAATTTAGTGAAGAACTTAACTTTGAAGAGTATGAGCAATTCTTAAGGTGGGCAGCAAATGAGATTACCCACTTTGAAGCCAAAGGAACTAAACAAGGTGTAATGGCTGTAATTAGTATCTTAAAAAGACTTGATCTTTTTAAAGAGATTGAAAAGCTTTATACAGAAGAAGAATTTATTGACACTGTTTATCGTCAATTTGGTTGGGCTGGTCAATTAGTTGAAGATCATAGACAAACTTGGAGCTATGCCGACACAGAAAGAGAACACTTTGGATATTACGAGGCTAACCTTAATAGACTCTTAGGTTCATTGAAAGATACTCAAGGTAAACCTTACTATCAAGGTTATGTACCTGACGAAGAAGAGTAAAATTGCATAAAAAAACAGAATGGGTAACAAGAACTCTAAAGAAAAAGGGTAAATGTGTCGCTTGTTGGCGTGAGTTTGCGCCTGGCGACACAGTTGTTACACCTATAAGAGATGATGTATTACACACAAATGCCACATATTGTCCTAGAGGCTTAGAACACATAGATAACATTACTGACTACAGAAATTATTTAAGAGAACATAAAAAAATCACTGATGTAGATGAAGTAGAAATGCTAGCTACAAAATGGTTAATACACAGAAGTAAAAAAGGTTATGAGAGCGTAGTAGACATCAAACAAATAACAAAAGAAAACAAAGAAGTTTACAAAAGTGCTGTAGATTATAAAATTACACAAAAACAAAAAGAACTTAACAAGTTTCTAGAAAAAGTTAAATTAGAGCGTCAAAAACTTATTGATGAAATAGTAGATCTAGAAAATAAAAAAGAAAGTATTTAGTTTTCTTGATCCAATCTTTTACATAATTGATTTATACTAACTTTAATGAATTATGTTCAAGAAATGAAGTTGGGAGATCCTGACACTTTTGAAAGAGAAAGAGATCTAAGGGTATTATCTTTAGGAGCTGGCGTACAATCATCTACGCTGCTTTTTAAAATGCTTCATGGTGAAATAGAACCGCCTGATGTTGCAATATTTTCTGATACTGGCAACGAACCTCAAGCTGTATATGACTGGCTAGAGTATCTTAAAAAACAAATGGAAGGCAAGATTAAGCTCGTAATTGTAAGAAATGAGTATAACAAAGGTAACATTGTAGATGATTTTAAGGCAGATAGTGGTAGGCACTCGCTATTTCCACTACATATAACTAAATCTGACGGCAATAAAGCTTTAGGACGACGAACTTGTACTTCAGAATACAAAATAAGACCTTTACAAGACTGGCTAAGAGAATATTTTGATGTTGTTTACTTACGATCTAAACATATCGAAATGGTTATGGGTATATCTTTAGATGAAGTACAAAGAGCCAAAAAGCCACCAATGAAGTGGCAAGTCAATTGTTATCCATTGATAGAAAACAAAGTCACACGACAAGACTGTAAAGACTGGATGCAAGAAAAAGGTTATCCACCTCCACCAAGATCTGCTTGTATTATTTGTCCATTTCACAGCAATGAAGAGTGGCTACATATAAAAAATCAAAATGAAGCAGAGTTTCAACAAGCTATAGATTTTGATGAATGGTTGCGTGATCCTGAAAATAATAGTATTGGTATGCAAAAGTTTAAACAATATAACGAGGGTAGTGTCCCTTATCTACATAAAGATCGAATACCACTTAAGGTTGCAAATTTAAGCAAACCTAAAGAAGATGTTGCCTGGACTCTCTTTGATGACGAGTGCGAGGGTATGTGTGGTGTCTGATCTATATCGCACTAACAAATAGCAGCTAAATAGCAGCAGAAACGGATCAATAGATCTTCCAGAATCAGGCCTTTTAGATCCTTGTCAACGAGAAAACCCCTATTTCTAGGGGCTTTCCATTACCTGGATCTATAACACTCTAAAGGAGAGAGAATTACTAGATACAGGCACTATAGCATGGGATTGAAAATGTCCAATAATGAAACTAGATAAAAATGGGATTGAAAATGCGACATAATAAAATTAAAAATAAATGAGATTGAAAATGTCAGATAATAAAATCAAAAATAAATCAAAATCCAGCTCCTCATAAAAGCTGGATTCTGATCGTATAACATAGGAGTATGTTAAGGCTTAATTATCCCTATCTCTCCTAATTAGCTCGAATACCTGTTCTCTAACGAAACTATCAATATTATTAAAATCCTGATCGTGGCGTTGTAGCCTCTCAATCTGGATAACATCAAGAATCGCATTAAAGACTTCGTCTTGTTTAAGCTTCCAGCCGTGCAAGTCCTCATAGTAACTAATAATATAATTAACTCCCTGGATCAGGCCGTGCAGCTGGCTGCCTTCTTCTACTAGGTAATGCTCATTGCCTATTTCAATATTTGTTTCCATTATTCCTCCTCTGCCTGTACTTCTGCCAATACTTCTGCTCCTATTTCTAGATACAAGCAGAATAAATTGCCTCTAATTGTATCAATAGGTGTTTCACCGCCTAATTCATTGCCGTACCATATATCCCAGAATTCACTTCCCTGATAATGTGCGCAATGATCAATAAGCTGTGAATTATAAACAGGGACTAGTCCGTCACAGATTTCCCTGATTACATCGTCATTAATTTCATCGTAGCTTTCCAGATCATCAATAATTTCTTGTTTCATTGACCACCTGGTATGTACTGTTTCACATGTTTCCATGATTCACTCCTTTATGTTTATACTTCTTTTATTTTACCAGCTCTTGAAATTAATGCAAATCAAAGATGTGCAAAATGAAATGGGATTGAGAATCTGCAATAATGAAATCAAAAACAGACAATGATCTAAAAAGAAAAGCGGCCATTTGGCCGCTTCTCTAACTTTCACGATCTTGACTTCTTAGTTCTTTCTAATTGATCCAAAATCGCAAGGATTAAATCTTTCATAAAAGATTTCCTTTCGTTTGTCTAGTGTTCTTGTGGTTGGATATGTTCCCAACCAGCGTCGCCACCTTCTTCCCACCAACGACAACCAATTGCTAGGTTGTACTTGTCGGCAATATATTGAAGCAAATAAACAGGGGGACCCCAAGCACTGTCTACAACAAACTCAACCCAAATGTCGTCCTCAAACGAATTTGTGTTTTCTCTTATTGTTTCAAGTGAAGCGTGTGTTACCCATTTAGTACCCCAATTATCATACGCCCAATCATACCAATTAGTACTTCCATACTTATTAGTTAATTTATCTTGGTAGTCTTGTGGCACTTTTTCAGCAACCCATTTTTCGTCGTCATCAAAGATATCTTTATCGTCGATTTCGCCTGTTTCTGTGTTCCTGTACCACCAAAGATCAACTCTTTCGTCATCAACTAAGGCTGAGCCTGTGTGTATGACTTTGAATTCCTCTGGCATTGGTTTTGCTTTGACAAGATTAATAGTGGGGATATTTTCGTCCTCAATATTAAATCTGCCCTCATAACCCATATCCTCAGTATCTTTTAAGAACTTCTCAAAGTCCTTTTCTTTACCATTGATCTGGATTGTGTTTTCGCAAATATTTGGCATAATAACCTCCTATGCTTATCTTATACTGATTTAAGCATATCATTGATTTGCAAAAAACACAAGTTATAGTAAAATAAAATTAAGTATTAGACATAAGGAGTAATTATGAAAGAATTAATGTACGAGGATAATAGTGAGTACAAAGAGGGATATGTATATAGAGAGTATCGTTCTGATAAGCCACTAGACCATAACCACAATATCAATTCCCCTGAGGAGCTGGCATTACTTGTGGGTAAAACTATTACAAAAGCAGAATATGTTATTTGTGATTTTCGTTCAGTCACGGACCCTACCTTTATAGATGAGGAAAACGGCGACGAAACTGATTTTGTAATGCTTACTCTTACCGACGATATCGGACAAGAGTTTGTCATTACAATATCCAGCGATCCTGAGATGAACTCTAGTGGATACATTAGAGGTGATATTGAGTTGGCTAAAGATGAGCGATAACAAAGAGGGTTTCTACATGATTGTTAATGAACAATACATTGTAGAAATCCCTGGTGTTACAACAATAGAGGAAGCTGAAGCAGAGTTCCATAATGCTGGAAGTGTAGATACATATTATGTAGAACACTACGGCTGGGAATTTGAAGAAGGCGACAACGATCATTTAGAGGAAGAATAATGGAAATCGTTATTGAAATGGAAGGTGGCGTCTTACTTAGTGTTAATAAGTATGACGATTATGAGGAGCTGGCATTGTTAAATGCTGACGGAAAACTTAAACTAGATAAATCATGGCGAGAAAAACACCTTTGGCATGAATCTGATCTACTAACTACTTACTTAGTAGATTATGACGAAGTAAAACGAGATTGAAAATGTGACATAATGTTGTAAAAAATAAGACGGCATAAAAAAATCCCAGCTTCCTGGAGCTGGGATTTTTATTTTGATCTATTCTTTAATAAGTCCTAACATATCACAATATTCATTGTTATTGTTATTTACATAATTACCTTTAGCTTCCTCTTTAAGGAGCTTGCAATATTCTCTGTGGCATATATCACACTCCTTATATCCAAAGTTATCTATGTAGTAATAATCCTCATTAACAATGAACTCACTACATTTGTCGCATATTAAAACATTTTTTAAATTTACCATTATGTTCTAATCGATCCGTCAAAATTGTAGTAATACACTTCCTGTAATACTTCCTCAATATAATCAAAACTCAAGTCCTGGTCGTCAATATTGACACTATCAATATATCCAATACCGTGTTCCTGGAGTTGTTGTCTATCACAATTCCAATCGTATGTAGTAATACAATAAATGGTATGGTATAAGTCCTCGTCGCTTCGAATTGCAGCAACTACCTTTTCAGTCTTTTCCATATCAATTGGTATCATATAAAGTGTTTCACCCATTGGACTATCGTGACTTGATAGTTTAATGTCCGTGCTTCCGTCGTCATATAACTTCGCAGTTAATGTGTAGTCATATTCTCTGGTAAATGCTTTAAAGATATCCTCTTTTTCATCTAAGTAAAGATCTTTGGTATATCCGTGTGTGTTTCGCCAACCTGAGTTAAAACACTCCATACGAAAAGATTTAACTTTATTTAATTTACCCCACTCCTCAGCGAAAAGTAAAATGTCCTCTTTCCATAACTCCCATATATCAATATCCTCGTCCTCATAGTCATAATTGTCTATTGAGTTGCTTATTTCCATAATTAGTTTTTTCATAGTTCCTCCTCGTAAAATTCCTTTTCACAACTTTCACAAACATAGAAAGTTAATGTAGGGTCTTTTACTGTAAAACAAAATTCACACATTGTTCTACTCCTTTGTTTATACTTCTATAAGTTTAACAGCATACCAACGATATGCAACTTATATAAATTTTGTCCTGATCTTGAAAATGGGATTGAAAATGAGCAATAATACTAAAAATAAAAGATCGGATTGAAAATGCGCAGTAATGCAATCAAAAATATTCCAGAAACAAAAAACCCCACCGAAGTGGGGCTTCTTGCGAGCTATGTATGGATAGGTTATGCGTGTAAGCTAAATACAAATGCTATGTGTTGGATATTATCCCCCTCGTCATAGTCGATAAAATAATTTTGTATTTCTTTATCGCTTATTTGCTTACCATCTGGACCAATAACAATTTCATAATTGTTTGCTTCATCATTATTGTCCAACCATTTACTGAACCTGCCCTGTGTAGTCATGGAGTGCCAATTCCATATCTTGTCCTGATCTGAATCTGAGATAAGTATTTCGCAACCATCATACCAACCACTATATTCAAACTGATTTTCAAACCAGTCCTTAAGGTTGCAGGGAAGTTGTCTTGCTTCCACAAAGTCACTGTGATACTTATTAGTTATACAGATACCATTGTGCCAACTCATATCACTCTTGCTCCATTTCTATATTTTTTAAATACTTACCAGGCATTTGTAGAAATTGTATAGTGGGGCTTAGATCTTCACTGTCTATAACTTCAGTATCTAAACCCTCGCTATTTTTTATTTCTATTTCTGTACCATCTTTTTCATAACCATTTTCCCATAGTTCTAATGCCTCATCACTATTGTCGGCACGAACAAAATAGTAATCTTTGTAAGTATGGGTAATCATAAATAACTTCATATTTTCACCACCGAATAACCATCGTCACTTAACCTGATACCTATTTTTTTCATTTCATCACCATACAAACTTTCAATGTCCTCTGGCATGCAAAAGAACACATAAAAATCTTCACATTGTTGGCAAAGAAATTGTTTTCCATAATCTCTTGGGTACATAAATTTTACATTTGTGTATCCACGACAATTTGGGCAATCTAGTTTTTCCTCTATTGCTACTTCCAAATTTACAACAACAGTTTCTATTAGTTTCTTTTCTACTTTCATCTCATCACTATCCTTAGTGCAGTTTCTAATCCTTTAAGGTATCCAACCTCAAAGTCTGCGTTACTACTCCAACTATCTGATTGTGCGATGAAATCAATGAGTTCCTCAACTCGTCTATCATCTTTTGGGAAGTCATACTCGTCATACAAACGAGTTTTACCCATATCCTCTAAAATCTCAATAGAGGCATTGATAGTTTCACTTAATTGCATTTGAATATCTTGAATATCCATCATACTCCTTTGTTTTGTACTTCTCTTATTATAATCGCACAACAGTGATATGCAACTCACTATCTGATCTAGATCTAAACTTTTGATTTTGGCAAAAATGGGATTGAAAATAAGACATAATAAATACAAAGCATAATTGCAAAACCAAAAATCCATATCCTAATCAATTTTTTTACGATACCAGGAGCAAAAACGAGATTGAAAATGCCACATAATGCAACAAAAAAGATCTGACTATCAAAAAATCAAAATTCAAGATCTAATTTTAAAACAGAAAACCCCAGCAAGGCGGTGCTGGGGCTTCTGCCGTACTATACAAGGGGTATAGTTAAATTTCTATTACTTCTTGTTGTTCCATTTCCTGGATAGTGCTATCAAGGTCACAGTCATGTAAATTGTAATACTTTTCCCAAAAAGTATCCTCTGTTAATGGTAAGTCTTTTTCATCAATATCTATTTCAAAATATTGCATTTGTTTAACAGCAATAAAATACTTTTTAGTTTTTAGCGTGTCTTGATCCTGAATTTCACTCATTATTCCTCCTCTAATTTATACTGCAACATCTCAAGTGAACTTTCTGCCCACTCTAAAGCGTCATCAATATATTTTTCTACTTCTTTATTTTCTCGCCAGGGGCTGTCCCACATAAAGCGTTCAGCCTGCAAGATGAACTCATAACCGTCTTTAACATTTTCGATTACTTGTTCTTTAGTGTACTTATACTCACTCATATAGTTACTCCTTTAATTTGTTCTACCCAATTATAGTTTAGCGTTTTAAGATCGTAAACTTCCTGGCCATAAACGATTTCATCTAGCGGATTTAGATCATAAACTCTGTTTCCTTTGTAATCATAGTAAAGGTCACCGTCATCATCTTCCTCAGTCCAGCCATAATAAAGCTGGTCGCTTACTTCATAAATAAAGTTCTCTTTATCATCAGCCTCTAAAAAGAACTGATTATCCATTAAAGATATTGTCCACTCAATAATATGTGTTATGTAACAGTCATCACAACCGTAATTTGAGCCACCCCATACATAGCCTACGGAAATACCTTTGTTGCAATAATCACAAGAGCGCAAGTACAACCTGCGCCCTTGATTTTTAGTATTCACCATCATACTCTCTGTCTGTAACTTCAATGTCAGGGTCTGAACCGTCCAGGCAAATATACATACCTACCTGAGTTCCGAACCTATCTTTGACAATTGTTACTTGGTAACTTCCGTCACCATGAGTAGTAGAAGTGTTAAAAGCTATACCGCCATCAACAATTCCGTATGGTTTACTTCCGTTAAGTGTAACTTCACAAAACCTTGAGTAAGCATTTAACTTACCAATAGTTTTGTCAGGTTCTATGATAGTGTTTCCGTTCTCGTCAGACTTCCAGCCTACGCCATCATCATTTCTGACAAGTTTTAAATTACCGTCACCGATATCCTCTGGGTGTCCCAATGTGTAACAAGGGTCACCAACAGCAATTTGGCCACTATCAACGAAAATTCTACCTACCTTTTCGTATTCATACATAATTACTCCTTTGCATATACTTCTATAAGTATACCAACTTACAGCAAGTGTGCAACACTTAGCGCTTAAAGATCAGTAGATAAAACGAGATTGAAAATGAGCAATAATGCAATAAAATATTTACATTATTCCTGCTCCCATTCTGCCTCATCTTTTTCATAATTATTTAAGAATTGAAATTGCCAATCTATTAATTCTTTTTCGGTCATATCTTTCATTTTCTTATTTTTGTTTTTTTTGTTTCTATATTCATTTATGTCTGTCATGCCTTATATATAGAACAAGAGTTTTTTAAAAGTGTAATTTTCCAGATCATATGAATTGATTTATTGAGATCTACTTTATATAATTAAATTAGTAATTAACAAACTATGAAAGGAGTAATTTTGAATAAGGTTGAATTAAGTATTAGAGACCAATTAGAAATATTATCTTATCGTGGAAGTGATAAAGATATATTAGATATTCAAAAAGAAGTTAAAAAAGATTGGTTGAATTATTTATTAGAAAAAGGTAGGGATAATGACTAAAAAACATTTTGAGTTAGTAGCTAAGACTATTTCAAATAGAGCAAATGCAATAGAATATTCTAGCGCTGAGGATAACCAAAAAAGTTATGCGCTTTTTGAGTTGTTAAATTTAATGTTGAACTTTGCTGATGAATTCGAATTAGTAAACGAAAACTTTAATCGATCAACTTTTTTTAATGCTTGCCAGCCATTAACTGAGCTACATAACAAGTACCGAACAGATATTATGTTGAATAATGTTTGATTTGATAAAAGCAATATTAGAGAGGTTAAACAAAAAACGAGATTGAAAATCTCACTTAATGCAATAAAAAAACTAAAGGACTCCCTAAATTCCTGGGGAGTCTTTTTTTTAGCTGAGATGGATCTCAATCGCTGCATTTTGAGTCCTGGAATTAGCAAATATGGATCTTAGCGTTCCCTGGTCAAAATGGGATTGAAAATTTCACAGAATAAACACAAAAAACAACACAAAACAAAAAATCCCACCTCGTAAGAAGTGGGATTTAATGTTAGCTAAATTAATTAATTAATTTTTCTAAGTGCTGGTTTAATTACAGTCTTATAAAAAACAACTGCGATAACACCCCAACACCACCATAAGATTATATCTAAAGTGTTAAAGCAGTCATTACCTGTAAAATCTAAAATGTTATAAATTTTAGTTCCGTACAAAAAGCCCTGCGAACAATCCATTATATTTCCACCCCCTTGAAATCCATTTCCACTTTAAATTTATGTAAACTTTCTGAACCTGCCTTGAGCAAATTAAAATTCAAAGCCCACATAATTTTATTTTTATCACTTTCAGAAATTTCAATTCCATTGAGTGTATCGTTCATCTTTAAAACGATATCCTCTGAGAAATCAACTAGTAAATTTCTGATATCTTTTTCCGTAATCACTTTTCCTCGCTTTCCTGATCCTCTGAAAAAATGAAGCCTGTAAATTCTTTGTTACCTGCTTCCAATCTTTTTAAATGAAATTCTAATTTTTCAGTTAGGTAATTTTTAATTTGTTCTCTTTCCTCTGGCGTAGAGGCATACAAATTATGGTTACCTAAATTTCCAATTAGCTTCATTTGGTTTACTGTCTTATCCACCCTGCGTTCTGCAAGGTGGATAAATCGTTCTCTCTTATCTCTAGTCATTGAATACCATAACTTCATAGTCATTGTGAATATCAGTAAGTTCTTTTCTTACAACTCGCCCAACAGAATTTCCTGTTCGTGCTTGTTGTCTAATTTTTTTCCATACTGTTATATCCACATTGTTGAACTTGTAGAAAGTACCACCAACGAAATGGAAATATTCTGAACCTTTGTTCAAATTAATTCGCCCCTTGTACAATACGAAAATATCGCATAGCGTGTAATCGTCGGCATTTCTACTCATTGCTAATGTATCAATGTTGGTGCTTGAGAAATCGGTTAAGACTTCTTTAGCCCCATAATCAATAAATGAAGTTGAATTGTTTAAATTCATTTCCACCATTAATTTAGCTTTTTTCTTTTTTACTGTGTTACCCAATTTTTACCTACCTTTCATAATTGGTTAATACATAAAATAATTGTATCACAACTTTACAGCATATATGCACAAAAAATAAGAAATTATTTGTAATATATTTAATTGCACAATGTAGCTACTTTGTGAATAATTTTTCACAATCTCAATGTGCTTGTGCATAGTGGGGGGGTACCAAAAAAAATCGCTAAAAATAGAGTATATAAAATAAAATAGGTCCTCGCGAGCTAATAATGGATTTTGATTGTAACGGCAGATATGCAAAGGAATCCAATCCCTGATCTGTTGATCTCCCCTATTACAATAGGGGTATCTTGCGACCAAAATCGGCTAGATCTGGGGGTTTCGCCTCCTTTACCTCAGGTCTAGCCCCTTTTTACGGTAAGGACTGCCAAAAGTCCCTTTACTAGCCCCTTACACCCCCCTAGGGCGTCTTTGAGAGGTGTTTATCGAACATTTGTTCAAATGTATAGTTCCCCACGCCTTAATAATGGATTTTGTATATAACCAGTGATATGCACCAAAGATCCCAATCGTTAGTTATAATCTTGGTTATGGATATAGAAAGTTATGGATACATAGTATCAAAGCAACAGATAGACGGAGCTGATCAGCAAAAGGATCCAGGTATAGAGCCAGAGATAGATCTAGATGAAGAAAGAGATCCAGAAGTAGAGGAGATCTTATTCGAGGATGATCAAGAGATCGATGGAAGCGGGAATAATGAAGTTCCTGCCGCAGACATACTGGTTGACGAGAATGTTGATGACTGGGATACTGAATTTGAGGAATATAGGGGACCTTTCAGCCCCCTAAAATCCTTACTCTATAAGTTTCTTAAAGAATAATCTTTAAATTGATCATAAGTTGAGTGCCACAACATAGGATTGTATACAACGCCCCTAATTAATGTTTCATCACCCTTAGCAATAGACCAGAAATTACCCAATATAGTTTCTGCTTTATGATCCCAAGCTAATTTAGAGTGTTTTAGCTTAAATTTACCGTCTGTAGCATTACTAATTGCTCTAGATCCAGCAATAATTGGCATAATCAAGCCATTAACAAGCTTATGTGTAGGCTCATTAGTAGCAAATAAATGATTAGTACCTCTGTTTACTTGAAACAGTTTTGAATATTTCTTAAGCGATACTTTGCCTTCAAATATACCAGTAGCGATCTCAAATGCTGTAGATTGTACATAGTCTCTAAATTTAAGAATATCTACAATGCTATTTGCATATCTAAGAAAGTCTTGTTTGCTAACATTTGAATCACTAGATACTTTATTATCAAAGTGTTTGATAATATTGACTTTATTTGAGTAAGACTCTCTAGGCCAGTATCTATCGATAGCTTCATCATCATCTTTGTTAGGCATAACAGCATAAATCATACTTAATATGTCTAAAACATTTACACAACCAGTATCATTTTGAAAGTATTGAACATTACCCTCATAAGGTGTGTTGACTAAAGATTCTTTAATCCAATCAAATTGACCAGTTAAATTAAGTATTGAATATCTAGATACTGCTATAGATGTACTAGCACCCTCAACTACTTTTACTTTAGATTCAGGATCAAGCCCAACAATGATTCGAGAAAACACTTTTTTGTTTCCAGGTATCATACCTTCTTTGTCAGCTTTTTGTATAGCTTGATATATATGTCCACCATTAGCAAGTCCGTCACCTTTACTACCGTTGAACTTCAGGACAAGCTCCTTATTGTCATTGTCGTAAAAGCCCTCAGAAGCAAACATCAACATACCATTAGCTGCATATTCGAATATATCGTTATCAGCTGTTAGATTGTTACGCATACCTTCATATGCTGCTGCGTCTGAGTTTTGCGCTCTTGGATTTGGATCCAATGGAATATCTGTCTTTGCAACAGATTGAGCGTACAAGGGACCTACTAATTCGTAGATGTTCCTGTTTGTAGGGTTATCGATCCTACGGATTGCATCCGTTTTTATACGGACAGTTTTTGGTAATGGCATAGCCACACCTCCTATTATTTACGGCAAGTCTTTTACTTAGCCTCTAAGTATGAGGTATTTGACCTACATACAAGATCTAGTATATATATTCTCAGTTATATGGAAACATTTATTTAATAAAATAAAACCAATAGATCTAGATCGGTATGATAATATTTTCAGCTATGGATTATTTAGTAGGATTTATATTTGGATACTTTTGCAAGTTTTTTATTGCTTCGCTCAAAGACCTAGCAGATGGTAGTTTCTTTTTATATAACTACGAATATCTTGACCTAGAACCTCTGACAGAGGACGACTTACCTTAAATAGGTCCACCCTCACAACAAGCAATTACTTTTTGTCCAAATGCAGGGCATTTATCATTATAACAATATAACCCTGCACTCTTTTCAAATAATGTGTGTCTGCATACTGGACACTCACAAGTCATTCCTCTTCATCTTCTTTCTCTGCTGGGTTATTTAAAAATTTTATTTTTGCTGATAACTTACAATTACTTGGTGATTGATCACACATCCATTTATTGTTCATTACATGTTTGAGCGGTTCATTACACTCAACACATCTATTAATCTTTCTTCTGCTCATTTATAATCTCCTGTGCTATGTCTCTAAAATACTTAAAAAATTTATTGCTCATTATACCTATCCATACAAGAAGTCCGATAGATATAAATGATACTGTTAGAACTAATATAATTTCTGTCATTAGATCTCCCTTCTGGGAATAGAATTACATGACGGCTTGAACTAGAACTACTAAAGCAGATACAGCTACAAGCCATCCACTTAATTCAGATCTAGATATCTTTGTGTTTACCTTTTCATGTAATTGATCAACTCTTTCGTTGATCTGTTTTTGACCGTCTAGAACGAGCATGATCATTTCTTTTTGTGTCATGCTGTTACTACCGTTTGTATTGTGTGGCATAATTACTTCTTTTTACTCATATTACCAAAAGCTTCATCGATTTCATCTATTGTCAATTTACCATCATTTAGATAACCTCTAGCAAGAGCTTCTGTAACTTTTGCAACCCCAAGTGATCCAGCTAATAATATTGATGAAAGAGTATCTATTCCTATAATACTTCCAGCACCAATAATAGCTAGACCATTAGCGATAAATACAGCAAGCATTCTTGCTAATATCATTTTGGTTTTTTGTAGTTTAGTCACGCTTTCAGACATTAACTGTCTCCGCAGCAACCATTTCCGCAACATTCCATAATTAATCTCGCAATCTGATAGTCACTAACCAAATGATTATAGATACGACTATCGCTATACCTACAATATCTTGAGCGGTTCCAGTCAATGTGAACCACGCTATGAAAAAACCTAACAATGTAAATATCTGTGCAATTGATTCTTTGATAGCATCTATCAACCATTTGCCTAATACTTTTAACATTCCAGGTATATTTTTAATAAATTTTATAATTTGTTTTGCAGACCATTTTGCAGAAATCATAAAACCTTTGAAGGACTTTTTTAATCCTAATATAATACCTTTGATTGTGTTTATAAATATGTAATAAGGCATACCTATAACATCATTTAAAAACTTAAAAACTTTTTTGATCATTAAAATCTCCTAATTAACGCACCAGCTTGAGCAACTATTTGGGAAGCGATGATTACTGGAACCACGACTTCTTGTGCTTTCTCTTTCTGGTCACTTGTCATGTCGCTACCTATCGACCCCAGATCCATCTCTACTATATTAACACTTACAAGCTCGCCTATTGGGTTTTCCAAAAAGGCCTCTACTTGTACCTCTGTGACTACATCGGCAAGTGTATAATTTTCTACCTCAGCATTTTCAACAGCTCTTTCTACATATTCTGACACAGCTTCAGCAACCGTTTCATCTTTTGCTGCTACTTCTGCGATTATCTCGACATCTTCTACTTCCTCAAAACCTAAAACATCAGCAACTGCTTCTTGTTCTTGATCTGATAACTCTTCAACTTTTTCTGTATCTACGACTTCAGCCACTACAGCCTGTACGACTTTTACTGTTTGCGTGTCGGCTGTTGCCAAGTTTTCTACACCAACTTCAGCTATTTGCTCAACGACTACTACTAATTCCTCTACTTCTAGTTCCTCTACATAATTTTCTATGACTTCCTCTAACTCTTCTTCATATACTTCAAGTTCTTCTTCTGATAAATCCTCAAGTACTTCATCTTCTAATATTTCTATCTCTTCCGAAACTATTACTTCCTCAAGTTCTTCTATATCTACAACTTCCTCGATAACTTGTTCGGTAACTTCTACTACCAATTCTATTTCCTCTTCTGTGAGTTCTTCTACATCTTTTTCTTTGATTTCTTTATATTCCTCAACAGAAACAGTTTCTGGTAAAACCTCTTCAATTATTTCTTCTTCCAGCTCCTCAACATATGTTTCGATAACTTCTTTTTTCTGTTCTTTGTATTCTTGGTATTCTTCTTCAGTAAGTTCTTCTATCTCTTCTTCAGGTAATAGTTCTACTTCGAATACATCTACATCATCTGGAATAATTATTACTGACTCACCATCTTCCTCAATAACTTCTAAGATCAGGATTTCTTCATCTTCAGGTACTGGTGGTAACCTACCATCTTTTGGTAAATCATCTTCATCAATAATTATTTCAGTAACAGGTAATATTAATACTGGTTCAATTTCAAAATCATCCTCTAAAGATTCTAAGTACTCTTCAACAACTAATACTGTTTCGATAAACTCTTCAAATTCTTTTTCTATTTGTTTTATTTCTTCTTCAGTAAGATCTTCATATTCATCTTCAGGAATATATAAATTTAAATCCTCTAATTCTTCAAGATCATATGTTTCTAGTATTTCTAATTCTTTAGCATCTTTCTCAGCTTCAAACTCAAGTATTTCTTCAAACTCTTCTTCTGAGACTTCAACCCAACCTTCATCTTCGTCATATACTTCGTACACAGGCTCTTCATCGTAATCTGTAGTTTCTGGTAGTAATACCAGATCATCATCTTCAGGAAACTCTCCTGCTTCGGTTTCTTCATCTTCATCAATAAGTTCGATATCACCTGCGTCACCCCTAGCAATTTGTTCGTCAGTTAATTCAACTCCGTATAATTCTAAGTTTTTTGCTCTTTGTTGGTCTCTCTCTACTGTACCATCATCGACTTCACTTTGGGTATATTCAGTTTCTTCTCCACCAACTATTACTACAACTGGTGGTGGGGGAGGTGGTGGAGCTACATATGGTTCTGGATCAGGAGCTGGTGGAACATATGCGTCATCAATAACTTTTTGATTGACAACTCCAAGTATAGGTTCAGTAGAATATCCAGAAGCTACATTGTAAGAAGTATTTTTTGCTTGAATACTAAAAACATAAGTATTATCTGTGATAGCACTATATGGAATTGTGTATTCAGTATCAGTGATCCCTGTAACAACAGTATTATCTGAAGTGCCATTTATTCTATAATATAAGTCATAACTTTCAGCAGTTCTATTACCAGTATTAGGTATATCCCAATCTACTAATACACCAGTATCGTAAACATTTTCTACTGTTGGGTTCATAGGTGGTCCTAGTGTATTCTTAAATTGAAAAGTTCCTTTGACATCATTACACCACCAACTAGCAGAACAAGTAGATATTCTAAAATATCTATTACCATTTATTGTTCCATAGTCCCAGTTTTCAAAATTATCTGTCCAAGGTATTGTATATTCTGTGACACTTGTATCGGTGCTTACATAGAGATATTGCCAAACACTAGAGTTGTAATCATCACTGTCTGTTTCTGAATATATAACTTTATATCCTGCAATATCGACCCAGTTGCTTGACGGTGTTATCCACTCAATATTTATACCATCAGTAGTTTCTGTAACTGCATAAGTACTAGCAGAATTATCTGGTGCTTGACTTATAGTTATTGTTTCCACATCTGTAAAAGAAGACTCTATTGACTGAGCAACATTTTCTGCCTTGACATGAAACATATATGCTATACCTTCACTATTGCTTAGTCCAAGTGCAGTTTCTAACTGACTTCTAGTCAAAGTCATTTCTGTATCTGTAGTAGTAGGATTCTGATCTAAAACCCCATTATCACCATACTGAACTGTATATCTATCTGGTGTTTGATTACCAGTAGTTGGTGCGTCCCAATCAAGAGTAATTGATCCGTTACTATTTTTAGTAGCAGTAAAATTTGTTGGTACTCCTACAGTTGGTGGAACAGTAGTAGTCGTACTAGTCGTGGTGGTGGTAGTACTAGTAGTCGTAGTACTAGTAGTAGTACTCGTAGTAGTAGTGGTAGTAGTATCGTCATACTTCCAATATATGGTATCTATACCAGACCAGTCAGATACTGTAACCGTAAAAGAGGTAATATATTTATTAGTAACTGCTTTAGTAATATCTTCATAAGTTGCACCACTTTGACCATTTTTACTAACTTGTTCTGAACTTGCGTCAGAATAATTATATTGAATAGTGTAGTTTGAATTTACACCAGCTGTTCTAAATCCAACTTCTTTTATATCGTGATCAGTTGGAAGTGTAAAAGTAAAACCTGTTGTATTAGCGTTTTGTGATGTTTGATTATCTAACATACTAAAAAAGTATTGACCACCAACACCACAACAGTTTTGGTCATTTCTTATTGCAACATTATCACTATCTATTGCTGCAGTACCACTTGGTATTCCTAAATCAGTAACCTGTGTACCGTTTGCACCATCAAAAGTTTCTGTTTCAGTTACTTCATTCGCAAATGCTGGTGCAATAGGATATATTGGAACGACAAGAAGTAAAACTATTATTAGTCGTGCTAGGGTATTGAATTTACTTAGCATCAATCTGGCTCAATCATGATACATTCGCCAGGACACTCTTCAGCTGACTCAATAACCTCCTCTTCTTTACCTTTAGGAACAGTGGCTAAACCCTCAGCTCCTTCAGGGTTATCATGAGATGATGAATAAATTTTATCCCCATCTTTTACATAATACAGTCCATCATCTAATCCAATAAAAACATCTGGGCATATTTCCTCACAAAGTCCGTCACCAGTGCAAAGATCTTGATCGATCCAAACTTTCATTTTTGCTACCTCTTACCACCATCATACTTAACTGCGTGTCCCTCTTTAACCATAAGTTTGTTAACATTTCCTTGTTTTGTAAAAAGTTCACCAAGAACACGACCATACTTACCAACACCATGCGATTGCATTTCTATATCTGATCCTGCTTGTTCTAAGGTATCAATAAGCCACTGTTTCGCAGCAAGCCCTCGTTTTTTCTCTTCTTTATCTCTTGTTCGTGATTCAGGAGCATTAATACCCAAGAGTCGTACACGACATTTATGCCACACATTAAAACCCAAATCCATTCTGACATCTACTGTGTCTCCATCTACAACTCTTAATATTTCAACTTTATAGTAATACATTTTTTTTCCTTAGATAGACAGAGGGGCATAAAGCCCCCCAGTCAATTTAGCGCACCTAATTTCGTACTTACGAAATTAAATTAACCCTTTGGAACATTAGACATGAACTTAAATGGTGCTTCTTCCATAGCATTTTGTAATGCTGAAAAGAATGCAGCGCCTGCTGCAATCAATGCACCCTCAAGTATTGACATTTCTAACCACCCTGATTGGGAAGCTACAATTACGCCGATACCTGCTTGTAGTCCTGTTCTAGCTGCTCTAATCAAAGAGACTTTGAAAGCATCTGATAATACCATCAGTTAACTCCTAACTTAATTTTCTTTTGCAAAAGAAATGTCCCAAGTTTTCTTTCCTAAGACACCATCTTCTTGTAACCCAAACTCTTTTTGGAGTTCAAGCACTTTCCTTTTGGAGCCATTACCAAACCATCCGTCTGCTGTTAACCCAACAGCTTTTTGCCATTCTTTTAACTCTTCAGACTTCATCATTGGTTTTTGTACTTTGAAATAAGTACCTGGCCACTCAGGGAAATCTTTTGAAAAATCGTATACTTCTGTTTCTTGTTGACTAGATTCTTGTAAGCTTTCACTATACACTGGCTCTTTACCTGATACTGCGATGTACTCATTATCACCTGTATCATCAAAATCAACATACTTTACTAAAACTTTTTCACCTGACAATATTGCATCTCTCACAATCGGATATACCTTCTTATACGAATTGACACTTGATCCAACGAACCCATCAGCTTGTACTAAATTACTTGTTTGAGAGTCACCTAAAATTAAACAGCCACTCGTGCTTTCATCTGTATTCCCTGTATGCCAAAGAATATACTCGAAACCAGGGACATTATTGACATAGATCATACCTTTGTGCCAATCAGCACCATATTTAGCAGTATATCTTGAATGAAAGCCACCCTCACTACGAAGCGTAAGTTGATACACCCCAGCTGGAATCCTAGTTTCATGTTTCACTTTCACAGCTCTATATTCGTCTTCGACGGTATAGCAAAGGAATTTTCGTTTATTGTCAGTAATATCAAACAATATACCGCTTGTTGAATCTGCTTGTGAACTTATTCTTAGGACTTCTAATATCATATCTATCTACATTTTACTAAATAGATTTCGATTTATGGTATTTAACAAGTGTATGGAAAAAATTTAAGATTATCCCAAAAATACATTTTGTCTTCAGATGAAACAGTAAAAGCTAATTGTGCTGGTGGTGACCAATCACCAGATATATCTTTAAACCACTCTGATCCACCATCTACAGATGGAGCTTGCATAAACCATCTACCACGATTTGATATACAAAAGTAATGATGAAAATGACCTGACAAAATAAGATCAGCATCACCTATAGGCTCTCTTCCCATACATTGACCTGCAAACCATTTGATACCTTTATCAAAAGCATACCTACCAGTTTTTACAGATACACCTGATCTAAATTGATGACCGTGTACCATACCAACAATTTTCCCTGACACTTCTACAGTTGCAGATAATTCACTTTCTGGTATTTGAAATTTTACATGACCAAAGGCTTTCTTGTTTTGCGAAAGGATCTCCTGGACTTGTTCAACTATTGCAACATCATGATTATCAGCAAAGTCAGTGTAAGTTTTACCATTGTTCCTATTTTCACCATGATTTCCGTGGATTGCCGAGATTACGACATTATCAAATAGTGGCGCCCACTCGGTAACTGCTTTGACCATAATTCTACGAGCAACCTTAACCTGATCTCTCAAATTTAATTGAACTCCGTAAGTCTGTGTGTCGTAATGTCCACTGCAATTTTCGATAATATCACCTAAAGATATTATGTGTAAGTTTTTAAGTTTCTTACCACCTTTTCTCAATTTAAGTACATAATCTTTAAAGTCAGGGATCATCTGATTGAGGCGTTCTACAATTGCAGCAGTTCCGTCCCCATCAGGTTTCCCTAACTGCCAATCAGACCAAGCGATAATTACACTATCGTTTTTATCAACCTTTGGTAATTTTGGCTTTTTAGCTTTCTTGACTTCCGAAACTAACTTGTCATAATCTGGATCGTTAGGATTTCTGGGTTTCTTAGATACTATTTTTGCTTTGTAATAAAAAAGTCGTGTCCCACCATCGACCATACTATCCCAGCTTCTAACTTCTACAGGCTCTACAACATCATATAGTTTTGGATCTAACTCTAGTTCTTTAAGAACATGTGTGAAATCTGTTATATTTCCATCTGTTTGTGGCTTTGAAGTTATCTCACCTTTGTTACCTTTTAATGTATATCCAGGATCATAACCTTTTAGATTTTCATTATTTTTTCTTTTTGCGTTTCCAAGATCACTATTATTTTTATTATAATCTTCAAGACTTGACATAAAGATCCATCGTATTCTTAAGTTGAACTCTTATAGTGTCTAACATTAACGGACAACCTTTATCTTCTATTAACCACTTTGCAGCAGTTCTAGCAGGTATCCCATTTTTAACACCCTTGCAAGCTTCTATCCACGCAGCCCTGTTGGATTCGTTTAGCTCTCGCCATGCAACAGGACCACTCTTGTTGCTTGACTCAGCAAAACTTGATAATGAAGTCAAGGTTACTCTTCTTCAGATACTGGTGTAGCACCGTTTACTGAAGCTAGTACTTCTTGTAAAGCTTTGTTTTGAACCTTTAGTTCAGAGTTTCTAAGCTCTACATTTGCTATTTTTTCGGCTGTATCTGCAAGCATAGCTCTAAGTGTTTTGTTTTCAGCTAGGGCTTTGTTTGCTAATTCTACAGTTTGTTCCGTAGTAAGCTCTTGATTTTCCATAGATTTTACCTCTTTCAGTAATTCAATCAATTATTACAACACCATTATATACATAGATCTATGCAGATTTGCGTATTATAAAAATAAAAAATTAGAAGGCAGGTTGTGTGGTGGTACCTGCCTTCTATCCATAATGGTGGTTATGGAAAAAATTATTCTGGTTTTGGATTATCTTCTTTGATTTTTTCGATAGCAGCGTACCAATCACCAGTATTGTCGCCTTTACCAGCTGTCATGTCATGATATAACATATCTAACTGATCACCAATGCTAGGGTATTCTGCTTGTCGAGCTGATATATAACCATATTCTTGCTCATCAAACTTAGAATTAGCTAAGTCTGTAATAGCTTGATCATAATCAGCATCGTCGAATTCCATACGCTCATTATTTACTTGTTTGTATAACGGTTTTGCTGCTTCTATTTCAGAAGTTGCTTCTACCGTTAGTTCTTCTAATGTAGCCATATCTCTCCTATCTTACTATATTTTATCTTCATTATTACTTCTTTAAACCGTATAATCTAAATGTACCTGCATCTATATTTCCACTATTCATAAAATAAGTCAGACCATTTACAGCAGTATTTTGAGTGTAAACACCACCACCTTGTTGTCCTACTAATTCAGGAGTTGAGTTTAGTTCTGCTACTTCTTTTGTCATAAAAGTGTATCCTGATGAATTATTAGCATTATAAATGTATTGTACAAAATTTGAGCTTTCGCCTGTTCCTGTGCCAATGTTAGTTCCCATATCCCAACTTGTTTCATTTGTAGCACTTTGAGTAGCAAATGAAGTAGAAGCTCTTAATAAATCACTCCCTCTATCATAATTAGATGTTGTGTTAGCTGTTCCACTTTCTAATACTCTGCATTTCACATCGTTTACATCTGTATCACATTGTAGATTTATAACGATTACTTTAAAAACATCATAAGTACTATCAATACCTGTTAAATCTACACTTGCTACTGCTGATGAAACAATTTCTTCATCTATTTTTATTAAGCTACCTGCCATTATCTAACTCCATAAACTAATATTTTGCCTGAGTTGTAAGGTCTATTTGTATACACATCATAAAACCTTATACCTCTTATGGCTTCAGTATTTTTATGAACTGCAATACCTTTAAAACCTCCACCAGCACCACCTCTATGATGTGTGTCTTGCCAAGTAAGAAATGTATATGCTGAACTGTTATATGGATTGTATACATACATAACAGTACCTTGACTTTCAGGAATTTTATCAGAAAAAAATATTCGGTCTATTGTAGAATAATTTTGATTTCTATTTTCAGAAAAATTAGTATTAGATTTAATTTGGTCTACTGCATAATCATATTCACTCTGCGTTATAACACTTCCGTTATTATCTATTAATCTTGCATTTAGATTCATATCAGTTGTCCCAACTGTTTTAAAATTTCTCAAAACAATTTTATAAACATCGTAAGCATTAGAAAATATGTTATCTAAGTCTGTAGTAGATTGACTAGTATTAATATCTAAACTAGTAATAAATTGTATACTTGTAGCCATTAGTAATCCCTCAATCCATATAAACTAAATGTTCCTGAAAAGCCAATTGTGTTTGAATAATTAGCTATCTCAAAAGCATCGACTTTATTTGCAGTAGGCATTGTGCCACTTCCATAACCATAACCTACTGTATTTTGTTGTTGCCATCCTATAGTGTGCATAGATACTGAAGTATATACAGACTCGTCAGCTGCATTGTGAATATATATGTAGCCGTTACCTGAATTATTTGTATCACCATCTATTGAAAACCAAATCAAACCACAACGACTATAACTATTGCTTTTTTGGTCTGACCAACCACCGTTTTGATATCTTCTCTGTCCCCATCTCCAGCCACCAGCATTTGAATTATTACTTAAAGCACGAAATCCAAGTTGATAACCAGAAGTAAGTAAATCGTTTACTTTTACATTTGTAAAATGTATCAAATGTGTATTGTATTCTTCAGCTTGCAATTCTGTAAACTGTAATCTTGCAACCAGTGTGCTTTGAGAATTAGTTATTGTTTGTGTCTGTATTAAATCATAAGATCCTTTAATAGGAAATTGTCTATTTTGTTGTAGCTCTAATATTTCGTTTGTATTAAATATTCCTGAATTAGCCAATTCTATACCTCACAATCACAGCACCTTGAGCACCAGCTCCACCATTTGATGGATTAAGAGATGTATCACCAGCACCACCGCCACCGCCACCAAAAGTACCACCGCCACCACCATTATTAGGTCTTGCTGCACCTGATGGTACCGTTCCTGCAGCACCGCCATAATCACCACGACCTGCTTGACCATAAAATGGTCCATCAGCAGCATCACTAGTATCACTGTAAGCACCACCAGCACCACCATTAAAATATCCAGCTCCACCAAAACCTAAACCTGTTCTACCATAATCAGATCCTCCACCTCCACCACCACCTGTAAAGTGTGCAGCTGAACCAAAACCACCTAAACCACCCTTGTCATTTCCAGATCCACCTGCACCACCACCTGCAGCTGTTGATGAACCTCCATTACTACCAGTGCCAGTTGATTGACCTGCGCCACCATTACCACCTGTAACATTTGTATCACCTCCAGATGCTGTACCACCAGAACCAGAGGAATTGTGTGATCCTGCTCCTCCACCATTAGCAGTGAGTTCAGAATTAAAAGAAGATACACCACCTGCACCACCAGATGTACTATAACCATTACTACCAGAACCACCAGCTCCAACTACAACTGCATATGTTGTTCCTGGTTTTATAGTGTAATTTAAAGAATAAGCTAATCCTCCGCCACCACCACCATGTGAACTTGAATTATTTGCATTCTCAGATCCTCCTCCACCACCACCACCACCAATAACATAAATCTGTGCTTCATAAGGTGAGACATTAGCACTAGCGACAAAGTTTCCATTTGCTACAAAAGTATGTGTTATAAATACCTTATCTGAAGTAACAATACCACCACTTCCTTTAGAAGCTTGATATAAGTATCGTGGTGATAAATTACCTACACTTTGTGTTGGTGCTGCACCTATATATCCAAATTGTTTTTTACTCATTTATATCACCTTGTACAGAGAAAATGTTCCACTTACAAAATTATTTCCCCCATCTAGGAAGAAATGTATACCGTCATTAGCTTCTGCTACAGTATGCACACCACCACCTTGAAATCCAAATAGTGTATCGGCACTGTCATCTCTAAAAGTTACATTTTCATAAGTTACAAAAGAGTATTCACTTGAGTCATTAAAATTAAATAAATACATAATACCATTGTCACTATTCGTTCCACTAGTTCCTACACCAGCTGATAAATCAAAATGTGTTTTATTTGTTCTGTTATTAGTGTTGCCATAAGTAGCACCCTCTTTTAAATCTTTACTTGCATAATCATATTCAGAATCACTATCACCAGTACCACTTGTTGTAACTCTTATACTTATATCATCATTTGCATCACAGAAGACATTATTCCAGGCACACATATATACATCATCTGTGTTTATTCCTGAAAGAGTAACAGTCGATACAGCAGAACTTACAGCTGTTGATTGAACAAGAGTAAAACTCATGAACTTGACCTCAATCCATAAACTCTTACAGATCCACCTGTTGTTGCACCACTATTAATACTTATTTCAAAACCTGTAATTGTTGATTGTTCTTTTAGAATTGCGATACCTTTTATGAATTGAGATATTGCTACTATTCCATTTGACGATTGTGTCAAAGCATAAGTATATGAATCAGATCTATAAGGATTAAAAATATAGGCAACTACTTGACAACTTTCACCAGAATCGTTACCGCCCTTACCCATAAAATCTAACCATTTTGATTGTCCATCAGCTTCCATCTCTGTAAAACTAGAATTACTATTTAAACGCAAGTTAGCATATTCATAATTAGTTGAGGTAACTAAAGAACCATTTGCATTTACTAACATTAGATCTATATCTGTATCATTTGCTGTATCTGTGCCATCAAAAGTAATTTGATATATATCAAAATCAGAACTAAATACATCTGATATTCTGATTTTTGATACACTAGTACCAATTGTTGTATCCTCTAAAAGTCTCAAACTACTCATAATTTTTTTACTCCAAAAAGTGTTGCAGTCCCAGAAATATTATGAGTTGCTGTTGCTTCAAATATTCTTATTCCATTTATAACTTCTGCAACTCTATAAACACCACCACCAAAAGTTGTTGTTGAAGAACCACCACCACTAGTCATTCCTGATGAATGCCAATTTAAATAACTGAATGTACTTGAATTTCCTAAACCGCTTAAATAAATATAACTGTTACCTACTTCTGTTGCTTCATTACCTACATTGCTCATTAAGTTAAAAAAACTTTGATGATTTCTAAGTTCATTAAAAGTAGAAACAATCATTGATTGATAAGCTTCCATGTAACTAGTTGTAGTTTCAAAACTTGAACCACCATCATTACTTAATCGCATTCTTGGGAGTTTATTTGTCCCTGCAAAAAATATTCCTTTGAGAATCAATAAATGTTTGTCGTATTTATTCTCTAAGATATTTGTAAAATCTAAATTTAATGCACTACCGTCAGCAGTAATTTCTTGTATAAGTTCTAAACTACCACCTAATTCACCAGTAGATTCTAAATTATTTAAATCATCAAGTGATAGTACACCTGTGTTTTTAACAGTTTGATTTGGAGAAACCCCAACATACGAAAATGCCATTGGTAACTCCTTATGTTATTTCTAATACACTCGCAAAAGCTTCTAGATCTCCAGAGCTATTACCACCCTGGATCTGTAGATAGTCACCATTTTCTAATACTAACTTTGATGTACCTGCAAGTTCAATTGATGAGTCTGCAGGGACTGTGATCGTGGAAGCAACTTTTGTTGCAGCTGAAGCACTATTATCATAAATTTGTGCTGTAACTGTATCATCTGTAGCCCCATCAACATTTGTGATCCTCAATGTAAGGATCAATGCAGTACCACCACTTGAGTTGGTATACATAGTTTGATTAGAAGAAGTAACAGCTAATCGTGCATTTTTAAATGTATTTGCCATTTATTATCCTAACGCTATTACTAGTCCAATATCGACAGCACCTGCAACGGCACCGTCTTTTATGTTCAATCCATCAATAGTTACACCACTACCAGAAGTTTTTTCTGCAATCGTGTCTATCTTCATTGTACTGTTAACTGTTACACCAGCAGAGCCAACACGCTCTTCTAGTTCGTCTGTTACAATTTTACCCATTTATTTCTCCTTGAACTGAATAGTTCTTTTTAAGTTTAGCAGTCTTTATAAATCTCATTGTCATTATCAACTCTCTTCTTCCATAAACCAAGAAATCATTGTTTCACTATCAACACTATGGGTATATTCTACGGCTTCTTCCTCAGTATCAAATACTTCAGAAAAACTATCATCATCATCTCTAGTGACTACCCAACTCACGAGAAATAACCTTTCTCATTAAACCAGTTGTATAATGTTGTTACATCCGAAGAACTAAAATTACCGTTGTATGCACCTAATGCTCTCAATGAACCATTACCAAATTGGTAACTACCATAGGCGTTAAATTGATAATCATTAAAGTTAGTTGAATGAAAATCACAATCTGAAATTGTTATAAGTAAAAAAGAACCTGTTCTTATATAATCATATAAATTATTTCTAGCATTTGTATTAACATATAAACCTTTATTACCAGAAACTTGTGCGTGATAGTATTTGGCACCAGACCTGTAGGCTCCAAGATAAGCACCACCACCATCGTGAATCATTAAAGACTGACCATCTGTTGTGGACATTAGAAAAAATACTGTCATATCACTTTCTCCCAAAACACCACTTCTAGTTATATTTGTGCTTGCAGAGTCACTAAGATTGAAATAACCATTACTGTTATAGCTTGGACTTGTAATACTAAAATCATTAGCGTTTTGTGTTAGGTCGCTCCAAGTAGTACCACTTCCAGAATAAGATTGAGTATTTTTGGCATCTAAATAAAATTTAAGAGTCATACCTGCTGGTGTAGGTGGTAAAGGATCAGATAAATTACTTTTAGATTTTAAGTCATAATGCTCTGGCATACTTAATATTCCTCTGTTACCAGTCGAAGATGATTGAGCTGGAAAATTACCAATGTAATTGTACAATGACATATTTATCCTATGAAATCTCTAAAACAGAAACAACTATTTCAAGGTCAGAAGCAGCACTAGCCCAAGCTCTTAATTGGTCTCCAGCTTCTAATACAAGCTTTCCACCAATAGGATTTAATGAAGTATCAGCTGGAACTGCGACAGTATGAGCCAATGCTTTTGCAGTTGTTGTAGAACTATCATAATAGTCTACATATACATCAGCATTGTTAGAACCATCAACATTTGCAACTTGACATAATATCACTATTGCTGTTGTGCTACTAGGACACTGATAGATAGAAGTGTCTGCAGAAGTACCTAAATCTGCATTTACACTTTTAAATGTTTCAGCCATATTATTCTCCTAGTGCTATTACTAAACCTATACTTGCTCCGCCTACTTCTTCCCAAG